TGTGCCATGATAATTCTTCCTAAATAATTTAAATTAACTACTAAACAATAATGCGGCTGCGTCTGCGACACTGCCAGTTTTCTTCAATTTTGACATTTGCTTGCTGTGCTTTTTAGCATCAGTAGCAGGTTGCTTCTTGGTTCCAGCCTTCATTAACGGTCTAGCTTTCTTGAGCTTGGCTTGTACATCACCGCCCCCTTTCATCATCTGATCGTATAGCATCGCCTTATGGAGAACTTTCATGGCCCTATGGTCTACAATTCCACCGATTTCTTCGGCAGTGTAGCCTTCAGCCATACCTTGTTTAACGAGCCTTTCCTTCATCTTAGGTGCTTTCTTAGCATCACTAAAATCTGGAATAGCCTGTTGTAGTTCTGCCATCTGCGACTGCAAGTGGGCCTGATGTGCCTGTCCTTGCTGTTGCTGCATTGCTTGTTGTTGCTGTCCAATTTGCTGCTGCTGGGCTTGGTATGCTCCCATTTGCTCCCTATAAGTCGCATCTGCTTCTATATAGCCTAGCGGATCTGCGTTTAACAAATCCTTGCTAGGTGGAGTTGGTTGCGATATTACGCCCTGCTGCTCTACCTGTTGCATAAGCTGGTTAAGCTGCTCACGCTGTTGGTTAAGACCGTTAAAAGCCTCTTCCGCTTGCTTGCGCTGCTCTGCCGCTTGCTTCATGCCATTTTGAATATATTTTTGTCCACTGTAGCTTTTGCGTAGATCATCTAGGGTTACATCAACATTCTCACCGTTAACTTTTACGGAGTATGTATCAGGCTCAACTTGATCGGCTGGCTCATCGTCTGACTCATCATATTCATCATCATCGTCATCATCTGCTTCAGCATATTCTGCGTCATCATCTGATTCTGATTCTTCTTCAACCTCTTCCTGTTCAACCTCTGCTACTTCTGCTTCGGGTGCTTCGGTTTCGGTTGCTTCTGACTCCATTGGAGCCATCAACGCATCAACTGCATCTTCTATGCTTTGGTTAGTCGTTTCCACGGTGCTATCCTATTTTTTGCGTTCTTTCATAACCTCATTAGTGATTGCACTTTTGAGGATATTTTCAAACTGGTTTAATGCCTGCGTCATTGCATAAGCATCTTCTCTAGTTTCCGTATCGGATTTGCTAGATTTAAAGAACTTTTTTACCTGTTCTTGTCGGATTATATCAAATACTGTCGTAAATGTATCATCTTTGAGTAAATATTCTGCTTGAGCCTTTAAGATCATAGCATATTGCCCATTTCATCCCGTGGGGCATTCTGCATCACCCTGACACGCTCAACGTCAACTGCCGTACCGTACTGGCCTAGAATCTTAGCAGCCTCCACAAGAAGGTCTTGGTTCATCTGGTCACGCTCTAAGTCATTAGATGACTGTAGCTCACGATACTTGAGTTGCAATTCAGCCAGTTCAGTACCCTGCTTAGACTGCATCTGAGCCGCTTTAACTTGCATATCAGCCTGCATTTTTATCTGATCGCCTTGCATCTTACCCTGCAACTTCATCTGCTGGCCTTGCATACTTGCCTGTGCCTTAATCTGCTCTGCTTGGATTAGTGCCTGCGCCATTGGATCGCCCTGCTGACCTTGCTCTAATGCTGCCTGTTGAGCCGCTTCTGCTTCTTGAGCCATCTCAGCCATTAACTGCTGCTCAATTTCTACGGTCATGGGTGCATAATAGCGGTCTACATTCTTAAACCCACTCAAGGCCAATGTGTCTGCTAGGGTATTACGCATCTGTGTCATGCTAACTAAGCCGTTCTTAGGCCCGTAGGTCTGCCAAATCTGCTGTTGAGTCTGGAACGTCTGCATTAACGCTGCTGCTTTAGCATCCTCCTGACCAGTGCCTAACCCGACATTGATTTCCATGTCCATGCTGGAATCCCACACTGATGGGTCAACACCCACAAATTGCCCGTTCAGACGCATCATTTGCTCGTCTGGGGAGTTTTGTATGGCAACGTGCAGCATTAGCTGGAATAGCTTCTTTGCGCCTTCAGCAAGGTTTCTCGCCATTACCTCGACCTGTCCAGCACCAGCTTGTGCAGTAAGTGCAGCAGCAGTGGCAGATGTATTCTGTAGCATATCAGCGTTAACGCCCATAGACATTTTAGAAATACCTGTCTTCTCTTCAACCAACATATCAAGATACTGCAATGCTGGTAACGTAGAGCCTGCAACAAAGGGAACCGTTAGTGGGTTAACAGAGCCGATCTGCTCACTACGAATGATTGCACCTACCTCGTTATTAAGTACGTCATCCATTTCCACCATGTCTTCCATTACTTCTAGTCGTGGTGAGTTGGTTAGGGCTACGTTGTCTAAAATGCCGCGTAGTACGCTGGTGGTGGTGTCTTGGTCATGTAATACCAATTCAGCTAGTGAGCGTCCATAGAAGGCATGAGGCTCTGGGTCAACTTGGAAGTCAGCAAACGGGGCTTTGTCCCACGGCTCCATTTCTAATACTTCGTAATCAGTGCCACCACACAAGAACTTGTGTAATGTAGGTACGCCATCACCCTCTGCGTCTAAACGCATATAAGCCTCTGTGACCAACACTAGACGCATTGATGGGTCATTATCCACATCCTCATCGTCTTGGATAGTCTCACCAAATCGCTGTATCTTTTCAATATTGCCAATCAAAGAGTCGTTATCTGAGCCGTTAAGACCATCCACAACGTCTTGGTCAATACCCATAGCCACAAGATCGCCTGCGCGTTTCTCGCTTCTGTGACAGCAGATGTAAGCATCGTCAATGGATTTAGCAGAGCCATCAATGAAAAATTCCTCTGGTGGGATGCCTTCGATGACCATCTCACCTTCTTCATACTTATGAGAAATGACCATGCTGTGGACGTTACGCTCAACGTCTAAGCCAAACTCATCCATCTCCATCTCAATCTCTTGTCGATGCTCAACAACCTCTACGCCTTCTTTACTGACCAGCACCTGCACTTCTTCATCTGACAGGTTCTCGTAAGTGTAAGATTTGGCAATAGTCTCAGTATTCCACCAGACCTTAACCAGACCGACCTTCTTAACTAGGGAGTCATGGATAGCATTGCTAAGTACGTTGTAGCCACCAGCCTTGTTAAATACCCAATGGCAGTAAGCCGTTGCTTGTTCAGCATTAGCCACATCTTCTGGGCCTTTAGGCGTAAACTCCACAAACTTGTTGTTAGACATAAAGATTCGCATTAGGCTTGGTTTAGCACCACGCACCACATCACGCACCTTTGTAGATACAACTCGTGAGCGACCTTCTTCATGCTCTAGGTCTACGTTGCCATCAAAGTAACTCTGAGCGCGTTCACGCTGGCCTGCAATGTCACTGTCAACGTAGTCAATAGCACTTTGTATCGCGTCTTTAATTGCGCTTTGAATATCCTGTTCTGTCATTTGTGGCATTACATTGCACCTTCTTGCGTTGTACTTTCTGGCTCTACTTCACTAAGCAAGCCTCTCATGCCAAACTCAGCAGCCTTGCCACCTGTATAGCCGCCAGCACTCTGACTTCCAGTAGTAATCATATCAGTCAACTTTTTAATTCTAGCTTGTAGTTGAGCCATTTTACCACTATCTGATACTGCATTCTTAACAAATTGTGGGTCTTCACTTAAAAGAACCTGTGTTATCTGACTGCGCTGACTATCTGTTAGATTAGGAGCAAGTGCTTTAATGGCTTTCGTGGCTACGCTTACCGCAGCAGCAGGGTTTCCATATGACAAAGCTAATAATTCATCTGCGCCTACATTTAAATTTTGCTGCTTGCCTGCTGCTCTGGTTAATTCTGTACTTGCGCCTTCAATAATTTTTTCATAAGATAGCTGGGTCTTACCCTGTAATGCTAACTTAACAAGTGCAGACTTCTGCTTATCTTCTGGGAATATGTTAGCAAATACTCTACCCTCTCTCATTTCTGGATTAGCCAGTTTAGCTAAGAAACGCTTAGAGCCATTAGTTGCCATTTTTTGATTAACAGCAGACATTACGCCTTCACGGAATGCACTTATTACAGCTTCGTCACCTGATGCCATAATACTCTCTGTAAGCATTTCATAGCCTTCAACGTCACCAGCAAAGGCTTTTTTACCATCTTCAAAAGCGTCCCTAGCTGATGACATTCTTGACCATCCAGCGCGAGTGTCTTTTAACTCTGGGCTAAAATTATCAATGTTTGTTCTTAGGTTATCTTCCAATACTGATATTTCACCGCCTATAGTACCCCTACCCGAATTAAAAGCGTTTTTAGATGATTCAGCAGCTACTCGCCTAATCATCTCAACATCTTCTAGGGTGGGAGTCCTAACCATTTCAACAGCACCATCAGCACCAGTTCTAAATAGTGGAACTATATTTCTTATACTGTAAAGTTCATCCATTTCAGCAAGGGCATTAGGAAGCCTGCTAACTACTTCTAACGCCTGCCTACTTAAATCAGGAGTAACTTCACCAGCTTCTAAAAATACTTTTTTATACCCAGCACTTTCTGCTTTCTTCCAATCAGCTTCCTTCATTTTGGCAATCTTCATCACGTTCTTGTCTGTGCCACCAGTTAAACCAATCTGAACCTCGTCTTTAGCTACTGTCCTTGCTTCGTTAGCCCTACGCTCCACGCCAGTTCTTATAATAGACTCTGACTCACCACCTTGAGACATATAAGACCTTACTGTGCTGTGCAGGCTTTGATTGTCTGACATTGTTTCGCCATTAGCTATTCTTTCAAAAAGTTCTTCACGCGAAATTCCTGTTTGATCTGCTAGGCGGTTTAGTTCATTTTCAACAACCGTACCCATGCGGCCTTTACCACGTTGGCGCACAAACTCTAAAAATCTATCTACACCACCGCCCATAAACTTACCAGCGTATAAACCTCCTACGCCACCAGCCGTACCAAGAGCAACACCTAATGGGGCATCTTTTAGACTTGCAGCACCTTCACGCTCACTTAAACCAACAGCAGCAACACCGCCCTCTAATGCGCCAAGCTGCAAAGCCTTTACTACTGGCCTAGCGGCATTAACAACTGATAATGGTGAAGAGACTCCCATTGTGGCAACAGTAGGTATCATTGCGCCTACGCCCTCATAAGCCATAGCTTGATACGGGCTACGTTCTCTGTGCGCGTTTATCTTCTTACGCAAGTCATCACGAATTTCTATGTAGCTTTCACTTTGGAATGGAGCGCGAGCCAAAGCCTCAATTTCATCTGCAAATCCAAATGACGCGCCTTGTGCTATTAATCTTGCCACCTCATCTTCTGGCTGAAATGAATCTAAATCAGCTAATAGGCTTTGGTAATCTTCATCTGACATTGACATAAATTTTCCTTCCTATAACCTAATACCAAATTTTTGAAAGAAAGCGTCTTTTTGAGCCTGAGTCATTGCATTGATCTGAGCTTGAGACAATCCAGCCTTTCCACCGCCACCTGTAGAACCACCACCTGTATTGGACACACCACCAGTAAAGTTTACAATAGGATTTGCCCTTGGCTTTTCTGCGTTATATTTTTGTATATAACTGGAGTAAGTTATATCACCTTTAGTCAGAATTTTTGCTTGACTCATTAACCAATCACGCATCTTTGTTTGCGCTGCTATTTTGTCTGCAATATGTTTCTTTAATTCTGCACCCTGCAAGTTTAAATCCAATCCAGTGCTTAACGCTAACTGTAGTTCCTTCTCGCTTAACGCGCCAAAAGTGGCACTATTAATAATGTCTATACCAAGCGAGTTAGCTGTTGTTCTTAAAGATGTTGTTGCTGCACTAAAGGATGGGAAAAATCCTGCCATAATGCCAGAATCGGCTCCATCATTAACCGCTTCTCTGGCTGATTCTAGTTTAGCTAAAGATTCATCCATATCGCTGGCACGACCAAATGCCAAGAATCCCTTTTCTTTAGCCATAGCTATGTCAGCAGTTCTATTTGTAGCTAGCCCTTCCATTTCTAGTTTTTGCTCATATGTAAGCTGAGTCGCACCAGCTACAGGAACTTTAACAGATGTTCCGTCATTCGGGTTTGACATTACTGTATATTGCTCACCTGTAGTTGGATCAGTTTGTACGCCACTAAACTTCAACATATCAGAACCGCCATATTTACTTTTCATAAACTGGCTTGTAATAACTTTAAGTAACTCAGGGTTAGTTTTAGCAACATTCAATACTTCATCTGGCACACCAGCAGCTTTTAACTGCATTAAAGTAGCGTTAGCTTGATTGGTAGAAATTTCTAATGCGTCAGCCTTCTCACGCCTGCCCTGTAAAGTAGCCTGCTGACCTGCAATACCAGCCATGATGCTGTTGGTGTTAGGATTGCCACTCATGCCTGCAAAGCTACCAGCCAAGCTTAACGCTAATGCGCTTTTGTCATCTGCTGACATACCTTGTGGTGCTTGTGGTTGCTGTAAGCTACTAAATGATGGAATCGCTGAGTTATTTCTCATTGTGGCTGGAGTTGCTTGCACACCTCCAAGATTGTTAGGAACAAAGTTTAAAGCATTCTCCCTTTCTTTCAAGGCTAACTCACCATCGTAAGCTGCTGTAGGGGATGCGTTTTTTGCATTAGCGATAATTTGATCTAATAATCCCATATTAAGCTCCAAAGCCAAGTGCTTTACCTATCGCTAACGGATTAGTAGCGTATGCCTGTGCGCCTGCTGTTAGGTAATCAAACAAACCTGCTTCATAAGTTTCTGATTTTTGACCAGAAGCTGGTGCGCCACCAACGGCCTGTAACAAATACTGCAATGATTGTGCTGGTGCGCCTGTATAGCCTGCGTACTGTTGCTTACCTGCATTAATCAACTGCTGCTGTAATGCTTGTTGCATTGCGCCCTGCTGATCCATGCGGCCCTGTATAGTCTGTCCCATACCAAAACCTAGATTAGACAAGCTGCCTAACTGCTGACCTGCTGCCATGCGCTGCTGTTCGCCTGATAATCCTGCTGATTGGTTCTGCATCTGGGCCTGACGTTCCATACTTTGTGCGTTCTGGTAGCCTGTCTGACGCAATCCTGACGCGGTACGCGCTGCTTGATCTGCAAAGGCCCGATTAGTCTCTGCCTCTGCAATACCCTGCCGTGAGCCACCAAATGCGTTAGCTGCGCTTGCTTGTGCGCCACCTACGTTCTGGGCCATTAATCGGCTACGTTCAAGATCATCAAGTGATTGCTGAACAACCTGACTTTCATATGGATTGGTATACTGTTGTAATCCAGCCTGACTAGGTGCAGTAATTGCCATTGGCCTATAGTTCATGCCTTGTGCCGCACCCATACCTGCTTGCTGGATGCCGCCTGCTGCTGCTTGATTGACGTTAAAACCGCCTGTTGGTGCGCCTGCCATAATATTATTCCTTAAAAGTA